TGCAGGATTTGTAGTTCAGTTGCTCCTGTGATGTGGCGTAGAAGGTAGAAGCATTTGTGTGTTTTGATGACTTCTAGCGTGAATGGTTGTACGGTAATCATGTTGTCCCCTATGCGAGTGCGCTTGCTGCGTAGTAACGGAATCTAATGTAGCCAGCCTGACCAGCAGAACCACCAGTATTGGCACTATTGCCACCTGAACCATAGGTGTTATTGGAGCCACGAACTCCCTGAACTTGACCGCCTGATGTTGCTTGGTATTCGTATGCGGCACCGCCACCACCTGCGCCACCAGCCCTGGTTACACCACCTGAAGTAATAGACACACCTGCACCGCCAGTACCGCCCTGAGTAATTGATGCTGTTGCATTTCCGTTACCACCCACAGCACCAGCACCGCCTCCACCACCGTAAGCAGTGTTAGGGATACCTTTACCGCCGCCGTCAGGGTCAAACGAAACCGCTGAACCGCCAGCGTTGCCGTTACCAGACGAAGCAGCAGCCCCTGTATCTGTTGCACCGCCACCGCCAGATGCGGTGAGTGAAGTCAAATCTCCCGTAAGTGTTGTGTTTCCGCCAGCACCAGCAGTCCCAGATGAAACACCCGATGCCCCTGCACCAACAGATGTTGTGATGCTACGAGAACCTGTCATAGACCGTGACGAAACATTTTGGGAACCACCGCCACCAGAACCACCGCCAGTAGAACCACCACCACCAGCACCAAACATGATGATGTCGTAAATACTTACAGCAACCGCAGAACCACCAGTCGGGGTGACAGTCGGAATCGTAAATGTGGTACCACCCGAAGTGGATCGTTCGTACACCTGAATGTTCCAAGTTGTGAAAGACAACGAAGAAGACGTAGTAGTGCCAGCACTATTGGTTGCTACACATCTGAAATAGTAAGTCGTATTGACAGACAAACCTGTGATGTTTGCATACGAAGAAACGGCCTGACCGGTGATCGGTGTAGTAGCGGCATTGACTTCCGTAAAGCTACTGAAGTTAGAAGCGGTGCTGTACTGAAACTTCACCGTAGTCGAATAACCATTAGCGTCAACCGTTGCGTTCAACGTGGCTAATTCTTGGTTGAAGTTAGATGCTGCGTTGAGTGTAACTGTTGGGGGTAACGCTACAGACGATGCAACAATGCCGTGTCTGATCGCCATTATGCACTCAAATCCCCGATAAGAAGATAGTTGTCTGTTGAAACACAGAACAATGTGGCTGCTGAATACCTAGCCCTAAACTTCAAACCAGGTGTCCCGTTGATTGTGACGGCAGAAGCAGAAACCGTGACCTGCCCCGCGCCTAACTGTGCCATGTCAATAGCCTGACCAGCCGACAACGCTGTTGTACCGTTCACTGTCACCGTGATAGCAGAAGCATTATCTAATGTCACCATCTTGCCTGCGTCACCAGACACAAGCGTGTATGTCGTACCTGTTTGAGTGTTGATGGTTTGGGTGCTAGAAAACGAACCCGATGTCCCTGTAGCACCTGTTGGACCAGTGGGGCCTGTAGCCCCTGTAGGACCTGTTACCGTCGAAGCCGCACCCGTCGCACCAGTCGGCCCTGTGGGACCAACGTCTCCCTGAAGTCCAGTAGCGCCCGTTGGTCCAGTTGGACCTTGTACACCAGTAGCCCCAGTCGGACCTGTCGCACCGGTAGGACCAGTTGGACCTGTGACCGTGGATGCGTCACCTGTTGCGCCAGTGGCTCCTGTAGGACCCGTTGGACCTGTAGCACCTTGCGAGCCGACATTCCCTTGGGGACCCGTAGGGCCAGTTGCACCCGTCGGTCCTGTCTCCCCAATGGGTCCTTGGCTCCCCGTTGCACCAGTAGGTCCAGTAGGACCAGTTGATCCTTGGATGCCAGTCGCACCAGTAGGTCCCGTTGCACCCGTGTTTCCGATAGGGCCTGTTGCACCAGTAGGCCCTGTTGCTCCAACAGCACCCGTAGATCCTGTAGCTCCCGTTGCGCCTGTTGGACCAGTTGCGCCTGTGTTACCTTGCGCTCCGGTGGGTCCTGTCGGACCTTGCGAGCCTGTGGCTCCTGTTGGGCCTGTCGCCCCTTGATTGCCTTGCGAGCCTGTCGGTCCTGTGACACCTTGTACCCCTTGTGGTCCTGTAGGACCTGTCGGGCCTTGCGCCCCCTGTGGTCCTGAATTGCTTGTAGTAACAACAGTAACAACTGCCGATACCGAAGATGAGGATACCGCAGGAATTAGTACAGCACCAACAGATGCGTCACTTCGGGTAACAGTTATTTCATAACTAGCAGGTGAGGCACTGCCACGGTTGACGGTGATGTTCGTCGTTGCCATGACTTACCTGGTTACATCGGCTAGAACAGTTACATTCCCTGAAAGAATTGTGGACACCACACCCGATGCGGTTTCTTCAAGATCCCAAAAGTATTGACCCGATGGAAGCGTGGCGGAATCGGCAGCCGACAAAACACAAGTAACTTGACCGCTTGCACCGCCGGTGATGGTACACGTCAACGATGCTTTGATGGTTGTGGAATCCTGCGATGAACGAATTTGGGAACGGTAGGTTCGACCTGTGATGTTGATAGCAGAACCGTTGTCGTCTTGGATGGTGACCACCAAGGTTTCGGTGTCTCCACGGGTAATGATGAGGTCTTGATCAGCGGGTTGAGCCATAGCCCTACCACTTTACCTTATTTGCCCAGTACGCCGCAGACATCTTCCCTTTAGCGATGTTCTTCGCGTGACGAGCTTTGAATGAACGGTTACGGGCTGTGCCTTCAGGGGAACCCTGAACACCTTGCTTACCGAACCTAATCAACTTCACTTTGTCGCCTTCTTTGGCGAGTACAGCGTGGGACTTTGATGCGCCTGGGGTGCGTTTGGGTTTGTTGTAGCCAGCGAACTTTTCGCCCCGATACTCGATACTCATTGCTTTGATGCCCAGGCATTGTCAACAAGATTTGGGTAGGAACGGCCAGCCTTCTTCGCACGTGCCATCGCCTTCTTTTTCTGTGAATCAGACAAAGGGGTAGATTTCTTCTTAGGATTTTTCTGATCCCAAAACGGTTTTTGTTTCATCTTTGCTCCAGAACTTTCGCATCAGATAATACCTGAAGAACTCCTTCGGGTACCTCGTACTCTACCCCAGGCAGGAAGTCATAGTGGGTTAGAGCGATGTCGCAGGACACTTTCTTTTTCACCCTGATAGGGACAGTCACAACAGCGGGTTCCCAGTTGGGTTGTTCCAACAATGTCCCCACAGGGACAGCATCAAGTAGGGCTTTGGTGGCTTTACGCCAAGACCAAGCCGACGCGGAACGAGCGTTGACAACAGCGTTGGTTTGATGGGTTGACCAGTTTCGGTAGTGGTCAAGCATCTGTTCACACAGTTCGTCAAGGTTTGGTTCATCCCAATTTCCGATAGTAGTGGCAGGGGTACGGGTGGTGGAGACAACCCCTGTGGCAAGATACGAGAACTGTTCTTGACCTGTCGTGTCCGAGATGATGGTGGGCATACCCAACGAAATAGCTTGGAGTGGCATCAACCCGAAACCTTCCCCGCGGGAAGCCGCCACAAATACGTGACCCTGCCTGAACCAGTCGCGTTGGGTTTCGTCATCCATCCAGTTGCGGTGCATCACAATCTTGGGATGTTTCACATCGGGTGTGTCACGGGCGTGTGGGGCTGCTTTGATGTGTAGTTCAGCGTCAGGTAAATCCAACCGTTGAAATGCTTCCACCACAAGATCTAAACCTTTACGGAGCCACAGTGACCCACCGGCAAGAAATTTGAATGGGCCGTCAGGTTCGGTGTAGCCAGACCAAAACTTGTTGTCCACCCCAAGCGGAACTACACGCACATCAGGGTGGTGTTGGCTGAACAGTTCACGGTTGTGTTCACACGGCACAAGAACCTGGTCATACAGCGGAAGCCACCGTAGGAAATTATCGGGCAACTTATCTGTTTCCCACATCGTAAAAGACACCCGATGCTGACCAACAGTGAAACCACGTGAACTATTTGGGGTGTTCATATACACCCACACCGACGCATCTTTATCTAGCGTCACTGTTTTAGGTAACACAGATTTGAAACCAGCAAGCATCGAGCCGTAGCCAAACTTGGGGTCGTCAACCCCTTGCCACGATTGGAAGTTCACTCAGCTACGCCACGCTTGATTAGTTTCTCAATGTTTGGGCGGGACTCTACCTCGGCAACTGTTGACGCTCTAGCCTCTAACGCTGCGGCACCGTCAATACCTTTTGGTTGCACACCGTTCTTGCGTAGCCGTTTATAGGCAGGCATATCTTTGTCCCAGTTTTTAGCGCGTTGGTTGATTTCAGAGACAGCCTGACCACGGGTGGTGGTGGTGTTGGTGCCGAAAGATACACCGGCAACTCGACATCCAAAGCATCCTTCCACATCCAAATTCGGATGCGTTTCTTGGTGTTTCATACCGTTATGTAATCCCCGTATCCAGCATCCCGAAGGTCTGCTTCTTCTTGCGCTGTCAACGGATGGATATGCCCACCGTGATAGGTGATGGCGATGCTGTCCTGATCCATTGGTTGATACTCGGTGAATGAACCGTCGGTCAGTTTGAATACGTTTCTTCCGCGACGACCAGGCTTCAGATACGAAAAGATTCCTTCTTCACCGTCTTCGGCCCAATACACAAAGTTATCTGTCGGTGGCTTGAATGTCGCCACTCAAATCACTTCTTCTTCTTGAATGTTTTCGCTACAGGTGTTACGTAAGAAGACTTTGAATCTTTACCCAATTTGACATCGGATTTACTGGATTTAACTGTGTACAAGTTCCCACGCTTTGATTTGACAACAACGTTTGCTGCAACAGTGCTTCTAACTTCCCCACGCATTGGCTTTTTGTTTGATGATTTTCTGATGGAAAGGTCTGTGCTTTGTGGAACACCATACTTTGATGCAGCAGAAACAGATTCTTTTACAAACTTTTTTTGCTTTCCTGTCGCCTTAGAAATCCCTGTTGGATTAGAAACGCTGTACTTACGGCGTGACTCCATTTCCGCTTTACGGAACTGTGCTGCTGACGATCCACTTGCCTTTTTTGCTGCCATTTCAAATCTCCAAAAACTCGTTGGTGCAAATACAATAACACAAAGCAAAAGCCCCCCGCCGTTTCCGACAGGGGGCTTCCGCTAACTGGGTTCAGTCAATAATTAGGCGTTGGTGCCAATCGACGAAGCCGACTCGATACGACGGAGAGCTTCCTGACGGAACACGCCGTAACCAACGAAGTGCTTCCAACCCACTGGGCGGAAACGCTTGAGGATGTCGGTCACTGTGCCGTACACCATTGAAGGCTGTGCGCCGTACTCGCCACCAAGGGAGATACCCTTAGCAAGAGCCTGGCGACCCATGATCAATGTGCCGTACACGTCAATCGTTCCAGCGGAACCTGAGTTGTCAGATGCGTTC